AAGTCGGCGCGGGACTTCAGCCGCCAGACCGAAATCGACCTCGACGACCAGTTCGGGTTGTACAGCTGGGCGCTGCGCAAGCTCGGGTACCCGGTAGTCGGAACGGTGCGTTCGGATGCCCGGACCCAGCGCAACAAAGGGCCGATGCGCCCGGATCAGCGGTTCCGGCGCGTGTACACCTACCGAACCGACCACGAGTTGGACAACATCGCGCGAGACGCTTACGCCGTGGCGCGGGCGGCCTGGTTCGGTGGGCAGGACCGGACCCTGTACAGCTCGCCGCTGACCTTCACTTGCTCGTGGCGGTGTTCGTTCGTCCAACCCCATATCGAACTGCGCAAGGGAACCGCCGACGAACAGACGCTGATGCAAGACTTCGGGTTCTCCCGTAGCGACAAGAAACACCGCGAGTACGACCAAGACCCCGTGGTGGCGACCATCCCGGACGGGTCTTCGCCGCCGCGTTGGGACACTGCTGACTAGCGTGGTAGTGTAGCCCTGGGCGGTGGTCCCGCCACCTGCCCGACCGCACCGTTAACACATTTGAAGGAGACACCAACATGGCCCGCATCACCAAACCCACGGCCAATCCAGCCGACACCGACGACGACGCCGTCGACCTGGAAGACTCGGTACCGCAACACCAGGCGAAGGCAGCACCCCGGCCGCGCGCCAGCACCACCAAAAAGACCGCCGATCCCATGGCCGGTCTGGTAGCTCCGCTGGCCAGCCGACGCGAGTTCGTCAAGGCGGTGCTGTACGGGCGCGAAGGTACCGGCAAGTCGACGGCTGCCGCCCAGGCGAGTAAGCTGGGTCGGGTGCTGTTCGTCGATTCCGAGGGTGGTCTGAAGGTGGACGCCCTGACCCGGCTGGGCGCGAACCCCGACAACATCCTGGTCTGGCCCGCCGACCGTCAGCCGATCACCGCCACCACGTTGGAAGACCTGCACCGCCACCTGCTGGCCGCGTTCGACGACGACCCCGAGTACGTGACCACCATCGTGTTCGACTCGCTGACCGAGATCCACCACCTGCTGCGCGAGCAGGCCACCGAGTACCGAGTCAAGACCAGCCGCGTCGAGCTGGACCCGGACTACATCGACCGCAACGACTACGGACGGATGACTAACCAGCTGCGCAAGCTCGTTCGTCGGTTCCGCGATCTGCCTTGCAACGTGGTGTTCCTGGCGTTGGAACGAGACGCCGAAGAAGACGACGGCCGCAAGGAATACCGGCCCGCGCTGACCGCCGCGCTGTGCACCGACGTGCTCGGGTACGCCGACGTGGTCGGCCGGTTCGGGTCGGCAGACGGCAGCTTCCGCGCCCGATTCCAGGGCAACGAGCGTATCCGCGCCAAGGACCGCTACGGCAAATTGCCCGAAGTTCTGCACCAGCCTGGTCTCGACCGGGTGGTCGCCTGGATCAACGGAGAGTTGACCGAAGACTCCGACCCCGTGCAGCAGGAAATGCGCGGGGTGGACGCCGAACGGAAGGCCGAAGCCGACCGCAAGGCAGCCGAAATCGCCGCCAAGAAACAGGCGATCAAGGCCAAGTAAGCAGCATCCCGCACCGTCAAAACACTAAACAAACAGGAGATACGAAACATGCCGAAGCTCACCAAGGCTGCCGCCAAGCAGGTCGAGTCGTCCGAAGCAGCGACCGGGTTCGCTCTGCTGCCGGAGGGCCGGTACGCCGCGCAGCTGCGAAGCGTCGTCCAGAAAGAAGGCAAGGTTGCCCCTTACTGGGTCTGGGAGTTCCACAACCTGCACGACGAGGAAGGCAACCGCCACACCGGTCGCCAGTGGAACAACACCAGCCTGTCGCCCAACTCGGCCGGGTTCCTGAAGGCGACTTTCGAGGCGTTCGGGTACACCACCGACTCCGACACCGACGAGATGATCGGCGAGTGGGTCGTGCTGTACGTCGCCAAGTCCGTGATCGCCTCCGGCGAGAAGGCAGGGCAGCCCAAGAACGAGGTCCGACAGGTCCTGCCGTTCACCCCGGAAGACTGGCCGTTCGACCCGGCCGACACCGCCAAGGCCAGCGGCAGCGACGACGTGTTCTGACCTGACCGCATGAAAACTCCCAACGCCGGGCGCGTTCAGATCCGTGCCCGGCGTTGGGTCTTCTCTCAAACAGGACCAGGAGCGATGTGAAACTGCCGGTTGGACTGCGCGTCGAGCGCAACGTGTACGACTTGATGGCTTACTGGGTGGAACACGGGTGGTCGGTGTTCCCGCTAGCGCCCAGGTCCAAAGAACCGCTGGCAGGGTCCGGCGGATCGAAGGACGCGACCAGGAATCTGGACAGGGTGGCGGACTGGTGCCGCGCAGTACCCGAGGCCAACATCGGCGGGGTTTGCGACAAATGGATGGTGGTCGACGTCGACCCGCGCAGCGGGGGGTCGATCCCGGACTGGCTGCCGCCGACTCGGGTTCACATGAGCGGGCGCGGGGACGGCGGGTGCCACCTGGTGTACAAACTGCCGCCCGGCGCAAACGTCAAATCGGGCAAGCTCGCGCCCGGCGTCGATGTTAAGACCGGCCCAGGGTCCTACGTGCTGCTGCCGGGGTCGATTCACCCTGACACTGGCTGGTACTACACGGCCGGACGCCAGCCCATGGCCTACGCACCCCCAGAGCTGGTGTCTCGGATGGCTCGGGACGGCTCAGGAGACACCGGCGGGGGTGCGGGTACCGGGAACACTCGCTCGATTCTCTCCGCGCTTCTGGAGAACCCCGCAAGCGAGGGAGGTCGCAACGACTGGCTGGCCACCGTCTGCGGCCACTACGCCAAACAACACCGACGCATGCAAGACCTGTACTGGACCCAGGTCAAGCTGGCTAACGCGATGCTGGTCCCGCCACTCCCCGAAGACGAAGTCAACAAGACAGCGGCGTCGATCTGGGAATCGGAACAAACCAACAACGCCGACCGCGATCTGCTCGACTCGATGGAACCCGGAAACGGACACCTGGTCGGGATCGAGGATCGACTGTTCACCATGGGTTGGCCCAACGGTGCGCACCGGGACGACCCGGCCGAACTGGTCGAGTTCGCCGACTTCAACCCGCGCGTTCTGTCGGTGATGGTCGACCCCGAAGACGAGATGTACACGTTCGACGTCGAGCTAGTCCGAGACGTTGGCGAACCGGTAACGGTGACCCTGCCATCCGAACTGTTCGGGGATCCGCGCACACTGCGCAAAACCCTAGCCCGGTATGCCTGTTCGATCACGCATCCGAAACGGCTGGTGCACACGACCCCAGACTGGGCGACGCGCCTGCTGAAGTACATGACCAGCCAAAACGCGCCGCGCTTGCAAAAAGCGCCCTATCTCGGCTGGAGTGACGTTGAGCAAGGATATCTGACTGCAGACGGAGTCTTGGACGCCTCCGGGTTGCGTGAGTTCCGGGTGGCCAAACCAAACCTGGTGGAGTTGCGCGCCAGTTCGCCCATCGACCACGACTACCGGTTCGAAGCCAGCCGGGCGCGAGCGGTTCAGATCCTCGACGAGGTCTGCACCTACCAAGAGGCCGAGACCGTCGCGGTATTTGGTGCGTGGTGGGCGGCGACCCTGGTCAAACACCACATCCGGCGACACGCCTCAATGTTCCCGGTAATGGCGATTGAGGCAGCGTCGGGATCCGGTAAGACCAGCGGGTTCTTCGACCTGATGACCCAGCTGTCAGGGTCCAACGACGGTGCGGGCCAGTACACGCTGGCGACTCTGCGAAACGCACTAGCTGCGAACGTGAACCACATCGTCTGGGTGGACGACCTGGACGACCCGTCGTCGCTGCACGAAATGGTCCGGGTGCTGACTGCCGGTGGGTCGTTGTCGAAGATGGTCAACTACACCAAGACCATCCGGTACCCGCTGGTGGCGTCGTTGTTGCTGTCCGGTGAGTCACTGGGACTGAGCGACCAGAAGGCAACCTTGGACCGGTGCGTGTTGTTGCACCCACCGGACCCAACCGGTCGCCGGTCGCTTAAAGGCGACTATCCGCAATGGCGCGACATCGTCGAGCTGCGCGCTGAGCTGGTGCGCTACGACGGCGGGTCCGGGTTGGCGGGCCACTACGTGCAGATGGTCGCCCAGGCCAGCGACGAGATCTCGACGATCTGCGACGAGTTGGCGCGCACGGTGCCGTCCGGCCGGGCCGGGTCTTGGTACCTGACCTTGATGGTGGGCGCTCGGGTGTTGGACTACCTGACCACCGATGATCGGTCGAAACTGCACTCCGGCGACGGCCGGTTCTCGGTTCGGGTCGGCCACTGGCTGGCTTCTCGACTGGAACCGACCGCCGACGACGTCGGTAACATTCGCGAGCTGGTGCGCAACGACAACGCACTGACCCAGAAGATCTTGCCGATGTACCTGGCCGACACGTCGGTCAATCCGCGTATGTGTTCGCCGGTCGCCAGCATCTACCAGACCGGCGACGAGTTCGAAGTGCTGGTCAATACCCGTGCTCTGGCGAAGTGGTGGAACGACGAGCAGAACGGCCGGATCCACCAGCGCACCGAGACCGACTCCAGCTTCCAACACCAGGTCCGGGCGCTGCGCAACGCCTACGGCAACGAGGTCGTCGACACGACCCGGCGGCGCTACGGTGCCGGGGAACGTCTGCGCCGGTACGTCAAGTTCACTGGGCCACTGGCCCGCGAGATTGTCTTGCGTTCGCAGGACTGACCCGAAGGAGAGATCGTGTCCGAAGAAGACGCCCCGTCGTTGCCGCTGATCGGTGACCTCGGCTTGTTTCAGCTGACCGTCCTGCTGCCGCTGGTCGACTTGCTGTTTGAGTTTTACGAGCTGGTGCACACGATGGACTTGGGGCGGGTGGCCGCCGCCGTTACCCAGATCCCAGACTGGGAACACGTCGACCAAGACGACAAACAAGGGTTGGTGGAAGATGTCGCTCGTTTGGTTCAGCGCCTGGACCGGATGTTCGGAGACGACGATGGCCAGCGGTGACCACGAAGGTCAGCAACTTGACCTGTTCGGCCCGCCACCCACGCCCGCGCAGGGTCTGAAGCTGTTTGACGTGTACGATCCGGCGTTCATGCTGGGCGTTGAGCGCGACGTCACCGGCGGTGTCACGGTGCTAGCGGTGATCCTTAACCCGGACGACGCGTTGAACCCCCGCCAGGTGATTGGGATCGACCTGAACAGTGACCAGGTCTTGCAGTTGGTCGAGTATCTGCGTCGGGACCGGAAGCGGGACGAGGACCGATGAGTCAGTACCGGCGAAAGGGTCGCGAGCTGCCGAAGTGGTCGAAGGTGTCCGACCGGGTGAACGACGCCCGGATGGAACGCCACGTGCGAATTAAACAGGTCAAGCCGGGCGCGGTCGTGTTGCTGGAACCCGGGCGCGAGTTTGAGCAGCTGTTCACCGGCGGTGACGATCCGCTCGACGACGCGATCCAGTACGCGGCGAAGATGCTGCGCGGCGAGATTGATCCGACCTCCGAAGACTAGTCGACCCGCCACCTTAGTGTGGGTGGCGGGTCGACGGGGAGTTGTCCCGGGTTAGAACAGTAGCTGGGTCAAGCGGTCAGCCAGCTCGGTAGTGGCCGCGACGTGCCACCCGCGCCGCTTGGTAGGGAACGCGCCTCCGGCGGGCCGGGGGTTGTCCCGGACCCACTCCCACGCGGCCAGGTAAACGGCGGTCGGCCAGGACTCCAGTGTTCACGCGGTCACCACCGAGGCCACGCGCGGGTCCATCGTCAGCGCTTCGATGACCGACTGGTAGCTGTCGTCGTCCAACAGCGGCAGCTCGGCGGTGACGCCCAGAACGTCAATCACGACGGTCTCCGCGCCCACGGCCCACAGCCACGCGGCCAGCCCGTCCGCCCAGTCCATCGCGACGGTCTCGCGCGGGGCGTCCGCGATCTGTGCGGTCAGCTTCTTGTCCATTTCGGGGTTCCTTTCGGTTGGGGTGGGGCTGTCGGCCCACGCCTGCGCGGCGGCCTTGGCCTCGTCGGGGGTGTGACTTTCGTCACACCCCCGGTGCGCGCTGGCGCTTACGCCTTGGCGGGCTTGGGCACGCCGATCTTGGCGCGGGTGGCCACCGCGATTCGGGCGGCCTTCGCCAGCAGCGCGTCGCTGACCTCGTCGTGCGAGTCCTGCAGATCGGCGACCGCTGCCAGCGCGTCCGCTTCGGTCGCGCTCAGCGCCAGGGTCTGGCCCGCAGCCCGGCCGACCTCGCCAGCCCAGCGGGCGTCGTGACCCGGCAGGAACTTGCCACCGCTGGTCATGCCGCCGCACCCGCAGGTGCACGGGCGCATCTTCCGGCTGCGCTTCGGCTTGACCGGGACGACCCCGGCATCCTCGGCGGCGATCCGCTCGGCCTGCAGCCGCTCGCGCTCGGCGTCCATTTCGGCCGCGATCTCGGACTGGATGGTCTTGTTGATTCCGGCGGCCTTGTAACCGGCGTTGGTCAGCCGCCCAATTTTGTCGACCAGCCCACGCTGGACCAAGCTCTTCAGGGTGTTGTGGTGGACCCTCTGGCCCTTGTCGATGGCGGTCAGGGCGTCGACGGTCTTGGCGTCTTCGCGGTTGGTGTTGGTGCTCATTTGGTGCCTCCTTGGTTGGGGTTGGGTTCGTGCTCTGGTACCCAGTAAACCAGGATACGGTATGGTAACGCAACTTGGGGCAGTGTGACGCTCGTCACATGCTCGAGCGCTGGCCCGGCCAGCCGGGGGGTCCCGCAGTCACGCCACTCTCCCGGGGGGTCGCGCTGGCCTCTCCCGTCCACGGGGACGGCCTAGAGACCACTCTCCGGTACATCCGGCCCGGGAGGCGTCCGCTGGGCGCGGGAGAGCGTGCGAAGCATCACCAGGTAGCTCAGCGCGCCCATGGTGTAGACCACGAACCGCACGTGGTCGCGTCCCGGGTAGTCTGGGTTCCACCAAATACTGACTGTCGCTTGCCACATCACGGCCGACATCAACACCGACTGAACTAGCAGTGTCCGGCCGACCGCGTTGGTTTGCCAATCCGACCGCACGGCGTACAAAACCGACCACAGGGTCGCCAACACCGCGATGTACAACAGCGACATGTTGGCCGAAATCCGCCAGTCGTCGGCAGTGAATCCGACCAGGGTTCCGACCACCAGCACGAACACCACCACCGCCGACCCGGTCGCGTAGATGCTTCTCACGCCTGCCTCCGGCGCATAGCCTCGTGGAGCATCTCGCCGAAGCCGTTCCGGCGCACCGCTTCCAGCGCGTGGTCGGCCGCCTGGTCCGCGCGACGTATCGTTTGGTCGGACTGGGCGCGCTGGGCGTTGGCGCGCAGGAGGTCCAACTCGGATTGAATACGCCGCTGGCGCGCGGTGTCGGTCTCCCGGCGTAGCGATTCGACTTCTTCCCGGTGGTGGCGTCGGTGGCGCGACCAGGGCCACAGGGTGCAGATCACGGCTTGCCAGACTCCGCTATCTCGGCCAGACTCGCGAGCAGTTTCTCGCTCAGCTCGCCGGTCGCCGAGAACCGTTCCAGCGCTCGCGCTTGTGCGCGGTTCGCGCTGAGCAGAACCTCGATGGTGGCGTCTTTGGCGGATATCTGGGCGTTTAATTCGTCCTTGGTCTCGGACCACATACCGACGATCTCGCGGTGCTGGCCACCCGGGACCAGCCAGCGCCGCCCGATGGACAGGTACAGCAAGAATCCACAGAACACCACTAAGCCGACGACGCCGACGTCGTCCAGCACTGTCGGCGACAACCACGACGGCATCGCCTGTTACGAGAACGGGCGGTATTCGTAACCGGATGGTTCAACCTCTCGCGTAAGCGAAGCCGTGTCCCGAACCGTCCCGGTTCCGATGCTGGTCAACATGGACAGCGCGAACCCGCCGAGGCCAGCGCCGACCAACACCCGCCAGTCCAGGGTCAGCACGTCGACGACGCCACCACCCCAGGCCAGGACCACCGATTGCGCTGCCGTCTTGATCGCGCGTTCCAGCGCATCGCGCCAGAATCCGCTCGTGAACAGGGTACCCATCTTGTCTCCTAACGCCGGGCGGCAGCACGCAAGTGCTCCACGGCAGCCGGGACCAAGTGCCCGTAGTTGCCGTGTGCGCTAACCTGCGCCGCCCGGATCACCGCGTCCACGACTGCCATGCCGCCGGACATCGGGTTGGTTGCGATCTTGACCAGTTCGGCCAACAGCGCGGGGTGACCGTTGACCTTACGGTCACCCATTCGGGTCAGGGCCAGGTACACCGCGTGCATCTGGTCGCCTGCCTGCGTGTCGGGGGTCGTGCTGTACATGTCCCCCTTCATCGACATCGTCAAACGCGGGATACTCGGGTCGACCTTCAGCCGGGAGATTCCCCAGCCCTCGGTCCCGGTTCCCATCACGGTGTCGTGTTTTTGGCGCGCAGGGTCGCCGAAGGTGACAACGCCGATCAAGTCTGCGCGCCGGTGCCGCAAACGTCCGTCCGTGAACTCTTGGCACAGTCGGCCGACGACCTCCGCACCCTGACTATAACCACCGAGTGCAACCTTGCCGGGCTTCAGGTTGATCAGGCGCACGTTCTCGTCCACGCCCATATCGACGCTCACGCAGTACGCAGGCGCGCTCGGGTACGGGGGGTTGATGAATCCGAAGCTGGCCGGATACCACACGGGTTGCCAGTCGTACACGTCCAGCAGTGCCCGCGCCACGTCGGCCTGGAACCCAGCGTCCCAGTGTGACCAAGTACCGGCGGTGGTGTACAGCGTCGGTTTGGCTGGTGCGATCAGTCGGCCCAGGTACCCCACGCGTTGTGCCAGCTTCTCGTCGAAGACACCGGTCGGTT